CATCAAGGAGAACCAACTACCGCAGTTGGACCCGAACGACCCCCTCACCTACCAGACCTACGTGCAGTTCCCGCAACCGCTGCCGCTGGACAAGTTGATTGTGCTGAACGAGATTCAGTCCAAGATGACCCTCGGTCTGGAGTCCAAGGAAGGCGCCCTCCGAGTGCTGGGCGAGGAGTTCCCCGAGGAGAAACTCGAGGAAATCCGCACCGAACTCATCGAGGACGCCAAGGCCGACGGCGCTCTGCAACTCGTCAAACTGCAGATTCAGAAGCAGTTGATGGACCTCACGGGCATGATGCCAGGACCAGACGGCAACAGCGCCATCCCGATGCAGCCGACCATGCTCGGCGACGGGGACGTCATGGGAGACGGCATCCTGGGCCCGCAGGACCCGCAGGCCATGCAGGACCCCGCCACCCAGCAGGTGATGGGATTCGAGCAGCAGGGTGAGGCCGCCATCCGCGAGCAACTGGTCACAGAGGCTTACGGCACCAAGACCCCCCAGCGGCGCAACGTCGACAGGGACTAGAGATTTCCTGATTAATTTCAGGATTTAGTGGGACAGAACACGGCAAACGCTGTGAAATAGTGCCTGCACATACCAAGGGACACGTCCGCTCAGCGGGCACACGGACAATCAACGAGAAAAAGAGCAGTGATTCAAATGGAAACTGAGAACCTAGAGGGCTTCGAGAGCGTACTCGAGCCAATCCAGATGGAGACAGCAACCTTGCCTGGCAATGTGTTCACCGCCGACGATTTGGCGCGTGCCCGCGAGCAGGAGAAGGCCAAGTTGTACCCGCAACTGGAGAAGATGAAGGAAGAACTCTCCTCCGCGAAGCGCCTCGCGGAGGAACTGGCAGCCAAGGAAGCCGCTAAAGAGGCTGAACTCGCTGCCAAGCAGGCTGAGCAAGCCGAGAAGCGGAAGAACTCTCCTTCAAGGAACTCCTCCGTAAGAAGGAGGAGGAGTTCAATCTCCAGTTGGAGAACGAGCGCCAGGAGCGGGAGCGTGCATTCGCTCTCCTGGAGCAGGAACGCAAGTTCCAGGAAATCATGAACTACCGCCAGGCACGTATCGAGCAGGAGCGGGACAACATCGTCCCCGAACTCATCGACCTGGTCCAAGGCGGGACCCCCGACGAAATCGAGCAGAGTATCGCACTTCTGAAGGACAAGTCCGCCAGTATCATTAACTCAGCGCAAGCCGCAATCAGCGCCTCGCGTCAGCAGATGGCTGGTCCCCGTGTAACGATGCCAGCCGCAGGCCCCCTGGATACCGATTCGGACTACAACCCCCGCACCCCCGAGAACATTCGGGGAATGTCTATGGACGAATACGCGAAACACAGAGCCAAACTACTTGGCAACTCAGCCAGCAACCGTGGTCAGGGACTGTTCTCTTAACCCACCCATCTAACTGAAAGGACTTGTCCACCAAAATGGCGAGTGCAATCACTGGAACTGGCCAGTTGGCCAGTGCCCCCACCGCTTACAGCGGCTCCAACTCCAGCCTGAACCAGGCCATCCAGACCATCTGGTCGAAGGAAATCCTGTTCCAGGCTATGCCGATTCTGCGTTTCGAGCAGTTCGCGGTCAAGAAGACCGAACTAGGCGTCGCGCCTGGTCTTCGCGTGAACTTCATGCGTTACAAGAACTTCGGCGTCGACCCGTCTCCGCTCACCGAGGGTGTGCGTATGACGACCAACGCCCTCACCGCCGAGCAGATTGCCATCACCGTCGCCGAGCACGGCTACGCTGTGGCGGTCTCCGAACTGCTCCTCAACGCGTCCTTCGACGACGTCATGGCCTCGGCCTCGCGTCTCCTCGGCCGCCACATGGCGCAGTACCTCGACGTCCAGGCCCGCGACACCCTGTCCGCCGCCACCTCCGCTGTGTTCGGCTACGACCGCTCTGGCGTCTCGGGTGTCAACGACTGGTACAACGAGGGCACCGCTGGCACGAAGATTGCCGACCTCACGGGTGCGTTCAAGTTGAGCACGGGTGCCGTCAAGGACGCTGCCCTCACGCTCGCGAGCAAGAACATCCCGCGGCTCGGTGAGACCTACGTCCAGTTCATCCACCCGAAGCAGTCCCGCGACATCCGCTCGAACCCCGAGTTCATCGAGGTCACGAAGTACGCCGCTCCTGGCAACTTCATGCTCGGCGAGATTGGCCGTCTGTACGACGTCGTCTTCATCGAGACGACCCAGGTCAAGAAGTTGGCGGTCGGCACGGTTGTCGACAACACGGGCCTCGTCGGCGCTGTCTCGGACGCGACCTCCGTTCCCGTCAAGGCCAACACTGGCCCTGGCCGCGGTGGCAACCCCGAACTCAGCACCCCCGCTGGTTCCTACGGCGGCGCGGGCTCTGCCTACCCCGCTGGCGGCGCGAACTCGACGGTCACCACTGCCGACGTGTACGAGTCCATCATGATTGGTGACAACGCCTTTGGTCACGCAATCTCCCTCCCCGTGGAACTCCGCGACGGCGGTGTGCTCGACTTCGGTCGCGAGCACGCGCTTGCGTGGTACGCCATCTGGGGCCTCGGTGTCATCACCGACCAGGCAATCGTCAAGGTCTACACCAACTGACGATTCGATGAGGTCTGGGGGCCGCAAGGCCCCCAGGCCCGTCACTTCCAACCAACTCACAGGAGAAAAACACCGTGGCAACCAACCGCACCAGCCCCCTCGACGCGACAGGTCGCGCCAAGGAAGAGGCAGCAAAGAAGAACGCCGACGAACTCAAGCGTCGGAAGGACGAGATTTCCCTCGCCCAGCAGGAGGAGGCAGAACTCCTCGAGACCGCGGTCTTCGACCCGAAGCAGCCTGACGCTCCCATCGTCCTGGACGAAATCGAGAACGTCGGCGTGTCCGTGGCGAACGACTACGTAATCATCCGCACCATCACCGACATCGAGCAGATGACGTACGGTGTCGGGAACACCTACGACTTCAAGGCTGGAGTCAAGTACCGCGTCCCATCGGACCTCGCTACTTACCTCGAGCAACTGGGTTACATCTGGCGGCCTAACTAACCGCCTCTAAGTCTGTCCGCCTCGACTGGTTCCCGCCCTCCTCCCAGTCGGGGCGGACACCTGTTTATGCATACTAATCGCCTGTTTTGCGGGATGATAGGCACGATTGACCAGGAGGTCCTGTGGCAACTGTAGCCAGCATGGCAAGCCGTCTGCGCACCGAACTTGGGGACTTGGGCAAGTCCTTCGTGTACTCAGCGGTCGCGGACGGTGTGACTAACCGATTCCTGGTCCCTTACTCCCCGCTGGACGGGGCTGGCCTGATTGTGACCCTGGACGGGGTGGACGTGTCCACCACGGTCGAGGTCGAGGAGACCACTGGCTACATCACCTTCGACACGGTGCCCGAGGCCGCTGCCCAGATTCTGGTGGCAGGTCAGTACTTCAAGTACTTCACCAACGCCGAGATAAACCAGTTCGTGTCGGACGCGTTCACCCAGCACAGCACGGGCCACGCCGACAGCATGGGCCGCAGGGTGACCATGGACAGACTCCCCGCCAACGAGGAGTACCCAGTGGTCGTGTACGCGTCCACCCTGGCGCTCTACGTCCTCGCCACGGACGCCGCCTTCGACATCGACATCACCGCCCCCGACGGCGTGATGATTCCCCGCTCCGAGCGCTACCGACAGTTGATGGAGATGGTCCAGGCCCGCAAGGACCAGTACCGCGAGTTGTGCAGCCTGCTGGGCATCGGCATGTACAAGGTGGACGTGTTCACCTTCCGCCGCATCTCCAAGACCACGAACCGCTACGTGCCCGTCTACCTGCCGATGGAGGTCGACGACCGCTCCATGCCTCGCCGCGCCAGCATCCCGATTCCGACCTACGGCTCCGAGCCGATGCCCGACGCGGTCCCAGAGTACGACCACATCCTGTACCAGGGCGACTCCTGCGAGGTGACCCTGGACTTCCCGTTCGACGTCTCTGGATACGAGTGGCGCTCCCACATCGCCCAGCAGAAGGGAAGCCCTGTCGTGCTCGCCTCCTTCGACATCCAGGTGGACCCGCTGGACAGCACCAAGTTGGTCCTCAGCCTCACCAGCCAGCAGACTGCTTTGCTGCCTGAGCGCTGCTTCTGGGACATCCAGGCGAAGTCCCCGACAGACGCCACCTACGAGAAGACCTACATGAAGGGCGCGGTCTGGACTACCCCCCAGGTGACCGTATGAGCGAGATTATCGTCGAAGTCCCCGCCCCAGTAGAGGTCAACGTCGAGGTCCCGTCTGGGACCGTAACCCAGAACGACGTCGTAATCGGCCCAGGTCAGGGTGTTTTGTTCGACTGG